TTACGGTATCTTTTCCAGCTCAGCTCTGAGCCATTCCAAGTCACGGTCTGTATAAGCAGCTTCAGTTATGTCAGTGATTCTGTGACCGACAAGTTTCTTTATGGTGTATTCATCAACCTCAGCCTTCTTTGCCATTGTGATGAATGTCATTCGGGGATCATGCGGTCTATGATCGCCACGAAGTTTGAGAGCGGCGATAACCTTATCGAAACGGCCGGCATATTTGTCATAAGTGATCGTCATGCCGCCTTTGGGAGAATCCGGATCGTTAAAGAGGCGGGTGCTGCCAAGTTCAACGGCGTAGTCGTAGTTCTTCTTTACCAGGTCGAACACTTTAGGGTGTATTGGTACCATGCGGTGCCGTCCAGCCTGGGTTTTCATTCCACCGACAATGTAGCGTTCGTCCAGGTGTACGTCCTCTAATTCCAGTATGGCGAGTTCTTGTGGGCGCCATCCCATGTAGCACTGTATGAGAATCCAGTCTACAAAGCGGATCTTGCCGAGGTTGTCCCAAAGGGTCTGCATTTCGGATTCCTGGAAGATGATGTGGCCACGTTTCGCCTCTTCCTTTTCTTTGATGATGTCGTCCGACAGTTCAAATGTCCGGGCGTAGTTCTTATCTACAAGCTCATATTCGAGAGCATAGTCCAGCATGAGATTGAACATAGACTTGATCCTGGATTTGGTACCAGCAGATGCAAGCACCTTTTCGCCTTTGTTGGCTCCACGTGAAGGGATAATATAGCCGTCCTCCATAATTCCTTTGATATGGCGGGCACGCAGGTCCTTGACGCGCATACCGGCAATGGCGTGGCAGTAGCTCCATGCCGATTTGATGGTACGGCAGGAAGATTCGCTTTCCAGGGTAGCAAAGTATGCTGCAGTCCATTTTTCGTAAAGCTCAGCGAGAGTCATTGAGGCGTTCTGTATATCGTAAGGGTTGGCTCCGTACTCAGCGAGTGCCTGCAGAGCTTCCTTTTTGGTTTTGAACGTCCCCAGGGGTACACGGTTCTGTACTGTCTTTCCGGTTTGTTCGTCTGTAGTCCAGCCGAGAGTGACACGGGCCAGGTACGGCTTACGCCTGTTTCCGGAAAGTTTGGTTACGCTGCCGTAACCGTTAGGTAGTTTCATCCGGTAACCTTACTGATTCCACAGCCGCAGGCAGGCCTGAGAAATCTGTTTTGATTGGTTCCAGTTTGAGAAGAGAGGACAGAGAGATTTTTTTCTGTTCCGGCACCTTCTCATTAAGAACCGATGTAGGGAGCACATAAAAGTCCCAGTAGTCCAGGTCCAGGATTGAAACATCACGTGTACGAGCGGTAAAGACGCAGAACACATACAAATCATTATTACGCATAGCTTTAGAGGCGTAGGTAGCTCCATCCCAGGCAAGTTTCTTTGAGATGTCGAAGATGATCTGCGAAAACACGTCTTCCGGAGTCCATGCCTGCAGGTAGGCAGACGACTTGGCCTCAATCCGTAGACCGGATGGAGAGGTAAGGTCGAACGGCAACCAGTCGGCACGTGCGACATCCTTTGTTCCAAGAGCGGAGTGTACGAGAAATTCCGCAAGCACTCCACGGTGAGTATTGTTGAGCAGATCAGAATACGCCCAACGCCAAAAGTCCTGCAGGATGATAGAAGTATCGGAACCGTGCAGGGTAAATGGTTCATTTCCGTTTAGTTGTTCCATGATTTCCTCCGTATCTTTCCAGGAGCGTCCACAGGACACGCTTATCGTCGCTGGAAGCGATTGAATACAAGGACACGAGCATTTTATCGTCCGGGACATTATGAAGTCCGAGAAGGTAGTCTACGGAAACGTCGAGTGCATCTGCAAGGAGAATGACATTATCGACAGTAGGCGTTCGCAGTCCGTTAAGGTAGCGTGAAATTGTAGCTGCAGTCACGCCGGAAAGAGTAGCCAAGTCGTTACCGTTCAAGTGGCGTTCCTGCATACATTGAGACAGACGCTCTGAGAATCTGTTAATATCCATAGGCGTAACCGGACAGACCGGCACCACGTATGGAATAGTCCAATAGTTTCCTACACTCCGAATCCGAAAGCGGACCATAGGAGCGGATCAGTCCGAACAGCTGCAGATCAGTAAGCATAAGTTTACGCTGCAGGAGACGGATTTTTGCGATAGTACCGTAGGAAGTATTCCTGGTACCACGATTACAGCTGTCACAAAAAGAGGAGAGATACAGAAGCAATGCAGCGGCATCGTTCCCGGACCTCTCCTCATTGCGTGCCAGCTCAAAGTATTTGTTATTCATAGGCACATCTCCTCAATACCGGCCGTAAAGTCGGTACCATTCTAAACTGATAATCTTTTTTCCTTACCGAGATATTTCTGAGATTCCGTGTAGGCTTTCAAGAAGCCTTTGAGTTCCCCGATAAATTCAAATTTTTTGTTCTCCGGCAACGCCCGGTACAATTCAAGAAGTTCGTCCTCTTCTACAGTAGTGAGCTTGCGGGCAGGAACTTCTTCGCCGGTGAGTAGATAATGAACGGATACGCCCAGGAAGTCAGCAATAGGTTTGATGTACTTTGCTGGCGGGTCGCTATTGCGAGTTTTCCAGGTAGACATAGTGGACGTGCGTATGCCGAGACGATCACACAGGTCAGTGGCTTTTTTGTCCCGTTTTTCAAGGGTTTCTGTGATTCTTTCAATGATTTCCATAGGCAACCTCCGATATAAAAATAATACGCAAATAAGAGCAAAAACATTTACAAACTCGCATATACGTGTTATAATAAATACATGAAATACAAAACAATTCAAAGTTGCGAGCTGAGATATTGTGCGTGTATTTCGTGCGTCTGTTTGCGAGTTTGTAAAGAGGTTTACTTACATTATAGCACGCAAATCAGAAAAGATAAATAGTTTTTACACAAATGCGAGAAAGGAGTGAAACGCAAGCATGAAGCAGGAAACATCACAGTGGGGCAAAGCTGTTAAGAAGGCAGTGATCGACCACAACATGACATTGAAGCAGCTGGCCGAAAAAATCGGTTACAGCAATGCAACTGTTTCCCAGGTCGTCAATGGCAGATATTCCAATTCAAGCTACAAGATGATTGCTGAGAAGATCAACAAAGTGCTTGGAACGGAGGGACTGCCGGAGAGGACCGAGACACCTTCTGATGAATGGTGCCAGTCAGTGAAGATCGAACTGGTGAAACAGAGCATGACCGTCAATGAGCTGGCGAAGCAGCTGGATGTCTCCAGGGATCGGCTGTCACTGGTAATTAACGGCAAGATGATGAACGAAGCAATCGTTGGCGGGGTGAACCGCCTGCTCAGAATCAACACGGCCGCTGTTCCAGCTGATAAGTAAATTATAGCGGAAGGGTAGGTAACAAGAAATGGGAAGAGGCCCTATGAATGAGAACCAAAATGTATATTTCCAGGCGAGAAAAAAGGCTGCAGCATACAACGAGAGGCTATGGAGCCGTGAAGGGACAGCAGAGCTGTTAGGAATATCGGTATCGACGCTGGCTGATTATGAGCTTGGTAATACGAAAGTGGTTCCAGTGGATAAGGTAGTTCTTATGGCGGACCTCTATAAAACGCCGGAACTGATTACTGGGTACTGTATGCGAGAATGCCCGGTACACGGATTCCTACCGCTGGCAACCGAAGAAAAAAGTTTAGAAGGAATTGCATTAAGGCTTTTGCAGAACTTCAACGAGGATTCATTGAAGGATATGCGGGACAATCTGATCGAGATAACAGCAGATGGGAAAATCACAGAGGATGAATTACCATCCTTGAAGAAAATCATCGACCAGCTCGAAAAGATGGCAGAGGTAATAAGCGAAATGAAAATTGCCGGAGAGAAGTACATGAACGGTAAGTAAGCCGGAGCAATGCCGGAAAGGAGTTTCAGAATTGAAGAAATCGAGTAAGCGAAGAGTATTGTTTGCGGTGCGAACAGCAACAATGATCGGAGCTGCCTGGTTCGCTGTCAATGGCATTACAGATACGCTCGGACAGGAGAAAGAAAAAAGCCGGCCGGTCTACATAGCCACAGAAGGGGTGGCAGAGACAACGTACACACCGGAAGCAGGAGCGACAGAAACACAGCCAACAGAAACAGCGAAGGCAACAGAAGAACCGCTGATTGCAAGCATGGATTGGGACAAGGACGATTCCTATATGTTATGCAAGATAGCGATGGCCGAAGCTGAGAGCGAAGGCGTAAAAGGAAAGGCACTGGTAATGCTGGTAGTCCTCAACAGAGTTTGGAGCGAAGAGTTCCCGGACACAATCGAGGAAGTGATTTTTCAGAAGAACCAGTTCAGTCCAGTAGCAAACGGAAGATACGATGAAGTAGAGCCGGATAAGGAATGTTACGAAGCATTGGAAATGATCCAGGTTGAGCATTGGAACGAAAGCCAGGATGCTTTGTATTTTGAAAGTAAGAGTGACAGTAAATGGCACAGCGAGAATTTGGAATTTCTTTTCAAGTACGGCAGACATTACTTCTACAAGTGAAAGGGGCATACGACATGAAGAGAATCAAGAGAAAGGTGAGACGGTTCGTAAGACTGTATTGGTTTTGGGTAAGCCTGGGACTGGTTCTTACGAAGGTGTCCGTAGAAGCGGCATACGCAGAGAGAGG